GCGTTTATCTCATGTCCGTCCCACACGGACACTTCCCCAAATTTGTCCGTCCACCACGGACACTCACAGATACAGATGTCCTCTGTACGCACACAACGGACAAAATAATAGTGCAATATACACAACTATCACTGGAAATCAATCCAATAATTGTGCACATTGCACTATGAAAATCAGTTATTTTGGAACATTATGTTCTTGTGTCCGTGTGTGAGAAACACATACTGGTTGATGTTTGCGAACATATGTTCTTGTGTCCGTGTACGGGAAACACATACAGGGTTGATGTTTTCGAACATATGTTCTTGTGTCCGTGTACGGGAAACACATACAGGGTTGATGTTTGCGAACATATGTTCTTGTGTCCGTGTGTGAGAAACAAATATGTGGTTTATGTTTTCGAACATATGTTTAGCAATAAATATAGCAACTCTGTAAATTATATGCAGGTGTCGTTGTAAACACATTATTAGAAATGCTTATAGTCAAGTCTTCACCGTCACATGAAATAATAACACTATTTCCTCCCTTTAATGAAACTACATTATTATATGACAGAGCTATAATTTTACTATAGTTTTTACCGTCTTTAATACCATTGAATACAATTAACTTTCCAGTAGTTCCGGATTTAATATATTTAGCTAAATCATTTCTGTCAGTAAAACATCTGACAAAACCACCGGTATTACCATTAAACTTAATAGAAGATGCTAATGGTTCAATAGAACCACCGCCACTGACATTAGTTAATAGCGTATCAGTGCGTATACCACCCTCATTATATAAAGCACCATCACCACCACAGTTTAAAAGCTCAAGAATAGCACCCTTATAAATATTTCCTTCAACAATTTTTGCATCGTCAATAGAGCAAAAGCCTGTACGTACATCAATGTTTAAATTTACATTATTGTTTTTACACACTATTCTACAAAAACCAAAAACTTGTCCATCATAGTTACCACTTAAAGGTTCTATAGTTCTTCTTTCAATATTGTATAACATTGCTTCGTCTAACGTTGGAAAAGGTCTGTTTTCACTTCCGTTAGGTCTAAGACCTTTGTAATTAGTGTCTAGGTGTAAAGTTGATACTGCATTATATCCACTTCTTAATTTATCGTGCTGACCGTTTAAAATGTTTGTTGACCATATACATGATAATTCATATTTTGATGAAGGTGTTCTTACGCTACTTCCTATGTATAAAATATTTTTTTCTATATCGCAGAACTCTAATTCTCCAAACATATAATTTTCAACATTACTAATTGGAAAATTCATCACACTTAGAGTTGATCCTGTAACACTAATACAGAAAATGTTATTTGGATAAGCTGTGGTTAAAAATAATTTACTATCATTTACTGCAAGTGTTTGTTTAACAAATTTACTAGAATCAATTTCATTGTAATTAAATAAAAATTTAACACTGTTATTTATTATGTCATACTCATAGAAAGTAAAGTTAGAATCGTACACATAAAATTTGTTTGTTATTTTATCATATCCAATTCCGATAACAGGTATAACACTTGGAATTTCTTTAACTATTGTTAGTGTGGCATAGTTAATGACAATAATACTATTCCATACGCTACCATCATAATGTTCATACGGTATAACATATAAGCAATTATCTATTGGATTGTAACACATATCATCACAATGTCCTGCTTGTACCTTTGTTGTGCGTATTACTATTTCATTTATAGGATCCACTACTTCTATCATACAGTAATCGTCTGTTGGGTTATTTTTTGTTTTAGCATATACACATAAACCATCAATAACACAACCGCCCTGCATATGTGTATATTCACTGTTAGTTAATCCATATGTTCTGCAATTAAATACCGGATTAAACGAGCTAAATTTTGGCAGGTTAAATAATAAATTTGATAATTCACCATCATTAAGCATCTGATTTAATTTGTTATTAATTTCTTCCTGCACATTTAAATTTTTAAAATAAGCATTTACATAATTTTTTAGATCGTTAAAAGCATCCTGCAAGTTGTCAAAATTTTTCTGCATTGCTTTCCATTGTGCAATAACTTTGTTAAATTCATTTAAAAACCAATCCTGATTAAGTTCGTGGAAGTTACTGTAAGGGCCTAAATTTTCCATACTCATATAATATTACCTCCTATCAATAAACCATTAAGCAAAAGTTTTCGATAAAACTTTCTGCAATTACATCATACAGATTAAAAACGACTAAATCTCTTTCACTTTGTATCATTTGCTGTGACGTTGTAACTCCGATGTTTCCATGCGCTCGCCCAGTTCTTGTATGACGTCCGGTTCTACCGCCGTTAACATTTTCGTTTTCTGTGTCTTTTCCGGTTTCTGTATTAGTGATACTTCCATTTTCAGTCGTATCTCCATCAGTGATCTGTTTCGCATGATCCGCAAGCCCTGCATTGAAAGCGGTATTCTGATCTGTTACGTTAACGCTGTTCATTACTTCGTTCGTGCTAGTGCTTTTTACAGTGTTTGTGGTGTTTCGTGTGTTATCTCTTGCACTAGTACTAGTTTCATCGTCAGTATCCGTCCAATCTTCCATCCTATCATAATTTTCAATCGGGTTGTATTCCAATACAGTTGTATCATATAACTTTTTCCAGTTGATCTGATACTTGTTACTCCATATTGTAATACGATTTTTCATGTAATTAAAATCTGGATATAAAATCTCCAACTCTCTCGTTCGCATCAAAATTGCATCAATAGCAATCTGTTTCACAAGCCCTTCAGGAACATTGAATCCGTCAAACAATGTGTTATCATAGTTATATAATCCCTCAACGGTTAATAAACTCAATCAGCATCACCTCCTTATGTTTCACGTGAAACATTTTCATTCGGGTTGTGTCTCCAATTTACAGACACTTCAACATCAAACATTTTTTTAACATCATCACAACTTTTCTTCCATCCGTCTAACCACATTTCCATCCTAGTTGACGTTTCCACATCATTGCTTTCAGCTTCGGAAGATATCATTCTTTCTTTCTTGTCTGATCTGGCAGAGGGAATACCAACCTCAGTGCAAAACAATTCTTCCAATCTTCTCAGAGTATCCAGAACATCACCTGCAATATAATTCTGTCGCAAGTTGTTAACAAAATAATCCCACGGTTCTTCCGTCTGATCCCCTCTCTGTATTCTCAATTTCTCGTCATAGAAAACAGCTAACTCACCTCTCATGACCTGATCCATGACTTTTTTCAGACTTTCCGCTCCCGCTTTATTCCTTGCTCGGAAAACATATGCAAGTTTACTGTTCATAACGTTCATGTCTAATGATTCCATAGCAATAGCCATTTCATTTGCATATCTTCCGACTAAATCCATGATACCGCCATAGTCAGAGGTACATTTGAAAAGAACACACTGTTCACCGATAACAGGTTCAATTACACCTTTTAGCAACGGGTTACTAATTACCGCCTGTGCCGGTCTGTAAAAAACATTGTATCCTTTGAGCGTACACCCCTGCGGAATTACACCGAATTTGTCAGTGTTAATGACTGCAACTGTGCCCCAACAATATAAACAATACAAAAAATAATCTTTATCCCAGTTATCCGGCACTTCCCATTTCATCACCGATATAGCTTTCTGCAATAGATATCTCTGAAAATACCAAAACAACTGAGTATTTTTACAGTGGTTAGTACTTGGGCTTATGCTACTATTATACTGATTGATATAATTATACATCACAGGAGCCCCAACTCCTGTATTACATCCAAACATATATTCACCTCCTATAAACTATTAAAATAATCAAACCACTCTCTAGCGTATCCTGCACGTTCCTGATGTAAGCTAGCAGGTCTTTCATAGTTTGCCTGAAACGCAAGTGCAAGGTATCCCGCATCCTGTGTGCTAACACTCCACTCTCTCCAACTCAACGGATATGCACTTGTGCTATACCACTGTGGTTCAATACCCCAGTTTTTAATTCCCGAACTTTGCTGAAATTCAGCAAAAATAACACTCAACTGTTTCTGACCATCATACCAATCATCGTGATTTCCGTATAATACGTCAAGAACGTTATACAGATCGGTCGGTGGTGTCCACTGCACAAGCCCGTGTCCAGTACCACCAATTTCAATCAATGCAGGGTTGAAGGTACTTTCTTGCTGAATATTTCCGCAAAGTCCTGCAATAGCATTTACGCTCCATCCCTGAGATTTAAAATAATTAAAAATTACAGTTGCGTTATTTATGGCTTTTTCATTGTTTCCGCACAGGTTAGCCGTGGGATTTCCAAAATACTCACTGTTTCCGCCAACCTGCCAGTCCCCACCAGAGAAAGGCCAACGATAACAATGCGTGTAATGTGTACCGCTCTGCAAATCATATGTATTAATACTAACCTGATCCGGCAGAGGTTTTTTAGAAGTATGCGCTCCCATAGTATGACCACCATTGTTCAAATCATGAACAATTTCAGTATGTTGATGTTCACTGCTATTAATAACAAGAATATCTCCCACATGAAAATCAAAAGTCGCAAAGTCTGTTATTATAATTTCCTCAAAACCCAAACTTTTTAAAATTCCGCCCATGGTGTATGTTGTAAAAGGCCATGCGCTCAAATTGATCTCATATCCCGCATGTCCCAAACCATACCACACAAAAGAGGAACAATCGTAGTATGTTATACCATTAACCGTACGCTCGTTTCTGTAGTCCTGTGAATAACCAACATTTGGCTCATTACATTTTTCAATCCACCAACTCATTGCCTGCAACATCAACCCACCGATCCCACCTGATCCACCCGATCCCCATGGGTTCTGCCCAGAGTTAGCGCTTGTCATAAGTGCGACAAACATTGAAATATTGCTTGCAGGAAAGCTACGCATAATATACACCCCCCTCAAGAAACTGTTTGATTTGTTCTTTTTCGTTTCGGGTTGCTCCACTCACATTGATAGCTCCGTTTTCGACAACGTAATACCCAGCGCCTAAATCCTGCATTGTTCCATTTTTCATAAAAGGTCTACCATTATCTGCCCGATCCTCATCCGTGATCTTATAAAAAGTTTCAATCACATATGGTATACGTGCAATAGATAACAACGTACCATTAACACCTCTTGTATGTACATCGGGTATCGCACTCTCAACCGCATTTGCAACTCCTGACGCACTTCCCAAAAAATTGCCAGAAAATAAATTCCCGATACTACTTAGCAAATTACTTCCACTTTCAATAATGTTTGCCCGTAAATCACTCACCTGTATGTTAACTCCAATTTGTGCATATCCACTATATAAAGTAACACCTCCTGCACTTACTGACATAACACCAACTCCGCTCATACAGTCAATAGTTTCACTGACTGTTACGATCTCAGCACTTGCAACTTTTCCTCCGTCAATATCGAACGTTCCCCACGGATCAATAGTTAACTGAATCCTACGAAACGGAGACGCATTTAAAAATGTCCCACGTGAAATCTGTGGGTGTTGAGAAATCGGCATATCAAAAGATCTGCTATAAAAAGGCTTATTACCCAACTTCAATGCAGTCACATCGCAAGACCAAAAACCAAACTTAACCTCTGAAACCTGTGTACTTCCTGCGCCAACATTTTCACAAGGAAACCACATAACACTTGTCAGATATTGAAACGGATTGAACAAACATTTTAGCAAACTATCCGTGATCTGCTGACCTGAGATGTTCGCCCAATCAAGAGTGGAAAATATCTTTGAGCAAAAATCTGCGAAGTTAGTAGGAATAAACGCGTAGAAATTGGTAAGTCCATCCTCACCTACAATGCCACATACAAAATAGCCCTGATTCAGTCCATATTCAGCAACCGGAAATAAACCCTCGTTAACAACTGTCCTTTTCTTCACAGGTGTTGACAGTGTTGGGTATAAAGTATCCATGACATCGCCGTCAAAACTAGTGGAACTACGAATAAAAAACAGGTTACTAGCCTGTATTGTATCCCGATACGTGGCTAACACATCCACAACACAATGCGCAATCCATGTATTATTTTTGTATTCCCAATCTTCAACCCAATATGATCTCCCAAACTCACTGATCTCGCAATAATTCCAACTGGGCGCCGATCCGCCATTTCTTAAAATAATCTGTGGATTTTCGATAGAACATGGCTCATTAATATTACAGGAAACGGCGGTAACATCACCGCCGACAACTCCTGTAGAATTAACTCTTTTACTTGCTGTCTTAAAATTGACTGTTACCGCCATTATATCCTCCTATTCCAGAACAAATACAAGTCCATTCTCTGTAAGATCATTCCAGTAACGATCTGTGAAATGATAGTAAATATTCCAGTACCCCCCAGCGCTATTGAAAGGCGTTGTGCTACTCCACTGATTGATCGTAGTAAGCCCCATAGCTTCCTCGTCAAACAGTACGGCAAAGATGTTACTCATTACCTGTGCTTCACCCTTTTCAACACTTCCATCGGGTTTCATAACGTTAGGCGTAACATTAATTCCCATTGGACTATCAAGTGTCTGCCAGAAATTAACTTTTTCGTTGGTGGCAATCTTCAAATACTGGTCATGGAACGTGTTACTCAGTACTGTTGTGTCCGCTGTATGCAAATCTGGGCTGAAAATCATAATATTCTGCATACGTAGTGGTGTATGCCTTGCAATCTCTTTTCCTGTAATGTTTGCATGAAAACGTGTGGTTCTCTCTGTGAAAAAGTCCATGTAAGTCATGATTTTAGCACAAGCCCATTTATAGAAACTCGGAAAGTTTTCCGCTTTTCTTACATCATCAGCGGTTAACTGTGATCCGTTCTCATCATTGTACATAGTAAGCAACTTAACGACATGCTCCCCAGTATATCCCTCTGTACTTGCTGTAACTCCAGCCTGCCAGATGTTTTTAGCACCGATATAGTTCGCAACGCACGCCCTTGCCATGCTCTCATGGGCCTGTTCGATCATGTCCATAGTATTCTGAGTGTACATGGAAATGAACTGACCAAACTCGTCGGGATTGCGAAACGCCTGATCTAACTGATCTCTGAAATAAGTCCTGTGTCTCTGGAATACCTGACCGCCATAGAAATTAGTCTGTAAGACTTTACCTTTTTTGATCTTGTACATATCAACTGCGGTATCATCTTCCAACGGCTGTCTCTGATCGTTTTCCCAATCATCGTCTAACATACCCAACTTACGCACATGGTTTCCCCACTGCTGTGTAGTTCTTCTTAACCCTTTAAACTTTGCATTGTACGGCCGCACAGAAAAAATAGTCCTGTCTAATACCTGAGAAATGCTGTTCATGATCCTGTCATTTCCGACAAGTAACGCTGTCTGCGCCTGCGCCACAAACGAACTTGTGTCCGTTGCTTTCATAGTTTCAACGCCTGTGGCCTGTTTAACGATATCATTCAGCACTGTGCTGATCTGATCGAAACTTAATGTATTCGCCATTATTTTTTACCCCCTGTTAATCCCTCATAGTTTGGAGGATTGATAATGCTTGCAATAGCATCTTCCGTTGTGACCTGTTTCGGAACTGCGTTCTGCATCAGATTAACGTTATTACTCTGTACCGCACTTGTGAGACTTTTTAGAGCGCTAAGAACATCATTCTGTTCACTGATCTGCTGAATCTGCTGTGTCTGCGGATATGCCTGTGTCTGTGACTGTTCCTGTGCCTGTGGAAACATCTGTGGAAACTGCTGTGTATATCCCTGTACACCCTGCGCCGGTGTCTCCTGATAGTTCTGTGGATAGAACTGTGGCTGTGGCTGTGGCTGTGGCTGTGGCTGTGGCTGTGGCTGTGGCTGTGGG